AATGTAAGCCAAGCAACTTTGCGCTTTGATGAATTTGTTTTGATTGATGGCGTTGATTTGACTTTTGATTATAACGGTTCTTATGTTTACAATATTTACCAACAAACAAGCGCAATAAATTTGGATCCAACATTATCGCAAGGATTGGTTGAAACCGGGCGCGCCGAAGTGGTTGAAGCTGCAATTGCAAATAATTTTTATGAATCGCCAATAACTTTTGAAATATATGAATAACGACAAAATCAAAATGACATCTTTATCTTTTCGAAAAGATTTCATGCTACCAGAAGAAGAAAAAGATCGCCAACTTGGATTTGTAAAGTGGGGAAAGAAAAATGATTATCCTTATTTCTTGATTGATTTATATAATGGAAGCGCTTGGCATCAAGGAATTATAAAAACAAAAACTTTTTATATTGCTGGCAATGGTCTTGAAACCGTATCCGGGAACATGGATGAATTTATCCGCAACCAATATTCCGCATTTGATATGAATGAGATTGCCGAACAAATGGCTTTTGATTTTGAGATGTTCGGGGGTTTTTGTGTTAAAGGTACTTGGAACCGGGAAGGAACTCGCGTTGCTTTGTGGGAATATTTGGATGTTGATCGCATTCGAATGAGCGAAGATGAAAAGATGTATTACATCTCGGATGATTGGAGCGCAATGCAACAATCTTCGGAAAAAACTAACTTAAGAATGTTTCCCGCCCTGGATGAAAATAACCGGGTTGGCCAATTTGTTTTATATTACAAGGAACCGGCAAAGAAATCTCGCAAAGAAAAGGGAATTTATCCGAAGCCAACTTATCAAGGGGGATTAACAGCAATTCAAACCGATGTTGATATTGCTAAATTTCACATGTACGAATTGCAAAATGGATTTAAATCCGGTACCTTGATAAATATGCCAAGCGGATTCCCGGAATCAAGCGAAGAGCTGCGAAGGATTACAGATTCAATCAAAGGCCGTACGCAATCCGTTGAAGATGCCGGGGAAATAATAATAACCTTTTCCGATGGCGCGGATTTAGCCCCAAGCGTTCAACAATTAAACGGCAATGATCTTGATAAGCGTTATTCAGTAACCGCGGCATCCGTTCAACAAAATATATTGGTTGCTCATAGTGTAACCGCGCCAACCTTATTTGGAGTTATTCAAACCGGTTCGTTTAATGCTGCGGAAAGTGCGGATTTATTTGAAATATTTAAAACAACTTACGTTTCCGCAAGGCAAAAGCGTATTGAATGGATGATTAATTACATGGCAAAGCTTGGCGGTTATGTTGGAAGCGTAAAATTAACCGATGTTATGCCGTTACTTATTCAAGAAACCAATGCAAATGCTGTTCTTGATTCAACAAATCCTGCAGCCATTACGCCAATTGTGGATGTTGCTGCGGTTGATGTTGCAAAATCCGCGTTAAATGGAGCGCAAATTGCTTCATTGATTGAAGTTGCCGCCCAAATTAATACCGGAATACTTACAAAAGATGCCGCGTTAAATGTAATTTTGGCTTCATTCCCTTCCATTGATGAAACACAAGCGCGCAAAATTGTTGGATTGCCAACAAATGCATTTTCAAAATGTAAGCATGATGCATTCTCCGATAAAGAATTAAAGATATTTGAAGAGTTTGGAGAAAGCCAAGATAAATTTATTGTCGTTAAATCAATGCCAATTGCTTGGGATACACCAAGCGAAGAAATCTTTTCGCGCCAAGATATGTTATTTGAAACAATTGGAGAAATCAAATTAAAAATTAAGGATTTTGATAAGAATGTTTTGAGTTTGTTGAATAATGGCGAAGATGCTGCATCAATTGCGAAGGCATTGAAATCCGATATTAAAACCGTTGCAATTTCGATAAATCAATTATCAACCTGGGAATTATATACCAAGGGAAGCATTACAGATTTCGGCGATAAATTAATTAGTGATTTGGAAATTGAAACAACCGAATTTGAAGTTCGATATACTTACAAAACAAGAACGGATGTTCCGGCCGTTAAAACCGAATCAAGGGAATTTTGTAAAAAGTTACTTGAATTAAACCGAAGTTTTACAAGGGATGATATAAACACAATTTCAACGCGAGTTGATCGCAATGTTTGGACTTATCGCGGCGGTTGGTATTCAAATCCGGATACCGGGGCAACAACTCCATGGTGCCGACATGAATGGATGCAACAATTAGTAATTAAACAAAAATAAAATTATGGACTATTTATTAAGCGTTGACAATTTAAAGAAACTTGGCCTTATTCACATGAATACGGATACAAAATTACTCGCGGTTGCTATTAAAAGAAGCCAGGATATACAATTGCAACCGGCATTAACAACTCCATTGTTCAAAGCGTTATTATTGCGCGTAAATACAAACACCTGGACACAACCGTATTTGGATTTAATGAATGATTTTGTAACGCCTTGCTTGGTTGCGTTTGTTGATTACAGATGCGCGCTTTTATTGAATGAGAAATTAACCAATAAATCCGTTGGAAGGGTTCAAGATGAGAATCAAACACCGAATACAGATGCCGAAACAAGCGCTTTGCGGGATCAATTGCGTAAAGATGCATATTTCTACAAAGAAAGATTAATCGTTCATTTGAGAGCGGATAATCAAACTTTATATCCGGAATATAATCTTTCAACAACATCCCCTGGAGCTTGTTCCGAAGATATGCTTGCGGATCGTTCCGGATATACTCCAATAAATTTTATTATATGAAGTTCAAGGCATCAAAGAAACAAATTGAACAGCTAAAAAAATACTTAAATAATTATGGAAAAAACATTAAACCAACTACGGAAGGAGTTCGAGCTGATCGCAACCGAACACCGGCAAATTAACTCCTTTTTCTTTGGGGAATTTTCGGATGCTGTTTCCCGGGATGCCGTAACTTATCCAATGATGGTTGTTTCGTTACAACCTTCGCAAATTGGCGATTTCAATGTTGGCATAAATGCAATAATTACAATATGCGATAAATACAACCAATCCGATTATGATCAAATAAATGAAATTCATTCGGATTGCATTTCCATTTGCAAAGATATTCATACAACATTCAAACAATGGCGCTTTGATGAGTTCCTTGATATTGAAGGAACAATCGGAACAACTCCATTCATTAACCGTTCCCAAGATATGACGGCCGGATGGACGATGGAACTCGCCGTAAACATATACGATACGGAGAATTGGTGCAACATTCCGTTTGATAATTATGATTTTAAGAACAATTAAACATATTATATATGATTCATTTAAAAATTTGGAGCGTTTTATTCTTTATATTTGGTTATTTTACAACCGGCGTTTTATTTTTTGAAGATGCATTATATTTAAAAATGATTGGATTAACGTTCAATGCATATTTAAATTTTATATTAATTGAACAATTGATTGAAGAATGAAAGCACAATTCGCAATATTATTATTAAGCATCCAAACAAATTTATTAACCTTGATAAGCATTATAACCGCGTTTTTTATGCCAATATCCGGCATTATTTTTCTTGTTGGGTTTTTAATTCTTATCGATACAATTACGGGAATTTGGAAAGCTAAAAAATTAAAGCAACCAATTACATCCCGGAAACTTTCCGCTATTATAAGTAAGTTAGCTCTTTACGAAGTGGCCGTAATTATGTTGTATTTGATTGATTACTGGATCCTGGATGCAATTGTTTTAAAATTCTTTTCCGTTCCTTTAATGGTTACTAAAATAACAGCATTAACGCTTTGCAGCATCGAGTTGATTTCCATTTCGGAAAATTATAAAATTATTTACGGATTGAATATTTGGGAAAGTTTAAAGCTATTGCTTAAGCGGGGCGCGGAATTAAAAGATGATGTTGATAAAATAAAAAAATAAGATGTATTCAAAAGAACAAATTGAAAAGGCCGTAAAATCGCAAGGATATGTTTGGTTTGATGGCGCAAAAGATTACGATGTTAATATTGTTGGAGTACGCAACGCAACACCAGGGCAAAAAGTTACAAATCTGTTCGATGATAAATTAACTTTGTCTTATAAGATTAACGGCGAATGGTTCTTTCATTCTTGGGATGCAACTACGGAACCGGGGAAAAAAGGAGTTATGCAATTCCATAATTCCGGGGGCGTTGCCAGATTGGTTCCGGATCAATACCGCGGCGTTTACGCTGTTTCAATGCATCAAGGTAAATATCAAGCGCTTTGCCAAAGGTTGGGGGATGTAACGGTTTGGAGAGATAAAAACCGCGATATGGATTTTGATGAAATAATTCGAGATACTGGAATGTTTGGAATTAACATCCACAAAGCCGGAACAGTTTCAAACTTTGTTGAGAATTGGAGCGAAGGTTGCCAAGTATTTAAGCGAACAAAAGATTTCAATGATTTTATGGTTTTGATTAACCGGGCAAAAGAGATACATGGCAATCATTTTACTTACACTTTGCTAATATCAAGCGATATTAATGGCTAAAATTAAACAAGATACAACCAAAAGAATCAAGCCGAAAGTTAAACGGCCTGGCGTTCATGCAAAATCAAAGACAAGCAAGCTCAAATCAAGTAAAAATTACGTTAAATCTTATACACGACAAGGATGAAATATATATTATTTATTTTAATAGCAATGCTTTGCAGCTGTTCCGTTAATTATCACATTAACCAAGCAACAAAGAAAGGTTTTAAATGCGCCGAAACATCCGACACAATCCAAATATTAAAGATTGATTCAATTCCTTACGTTGTTAATGATTCCATTTATTACGAAACAATTATAAGAAAAACCGATTCGGTTATTTTTTACAAGAACGTTTATATTCCCAAAACCAAATGGCAAATTAGAACCGAAATCAAATACAAATATAAAATTCAATTAAAGACTATTTATAAAGATCGAGTTGTTGAGAAAGCCAAGGCAAAAGCCGAAGGCCAAAAAGCAAAATCGGAAGCAAAGAGCAACCGGCCAAAAGGCAATTTAAATTTATTATTTGTCGGGGTTGCAATTGGATTGCTTCTTTCCTGGCTTTGGAAATACGCAATTAAATCCATAATCTAAATTTTATGAAAAATACAAGCGCACGATTTCGCCTGAAAAAGGATGAGATCGAAATACTCATGCAATATCGTGGCATCAAGAATGCAACCGATGAAGCCGGGGTTGATGATAAAGATGTTAAACATGGTTGGTTAAAAACAAAAGAAGCTTCATTGTTCTTTAAGAATCCAAACTTTAAAGCCGAAGAGTTAAATGAGATTCAAAAAATCAAGGATCAAGCCATTGCCGAAGTTAAAGCATATGCGCCAAAATATACGGCGATAAAAACTAAATCAAGCCCGGATTATCATTTACTTATTATTGATATTGCGGATCTTCATATTGGTAAATTATCAACGGCCTTTGAAACCGGCGAAGATTACAATTGCCAGATTGCCGTTAAACGTGCAAAAGAAGGGATGCAAGGCATTCTTGACAAAGCCAAGGGATTTACTATTGATAAAGTTTTATTCGTTGCGGGGAATGATATTTTACACACCGACAACACCAGGCGAAGCACAACCGCCGGAACGCCACAAGATACGGATGGCCAATGGCATCAAAATTTCATTATGGCCAAGAATCTTTACATTGATTTGTTGGAACAATTGATGAGTTTTGCCGAAGTTGAGGTTGTTTATAATCCTTCAAACCATGATTTAACTCATGGCTTTTTTTTAATGCAGCTTATTGAAGCTCATTTTCATAATAGTTCAATAAAATTCAATGTTGATTTAAAGCATCGCAAAGCTTTCAAGTATGGAAAAAATTTAATCGGAACAACTCATGGCGATGGCGCCAAGGTTGAAAACCTTCCAATGTTATTGGCAACCGAATTTCCAATCCTTTGGAGTGAAACAAAACACCGTTACATTTACAGCCATCATGTTCATCATAAACAATCCCGCGACATGATTGGTTGCACCTTTGAAACATTACGTTCCCCTTCCGGAACCGATGCATGGCACCATAAAAATGGTTATACTGGAGTTCCAAAAGCGGTCGAAGGATTCATCCATCATAAAGAATTTGGGCAAATTGCGCGGTTAACTCATATCTTTTAATTATATTTGGCGTTCATAGTGTTGTTTTAAGGGGCGGAAGTTAGAAGCAACCGCCCTTTTTATGATTAATATGCTTTGCATTATCGGTTTTATTCCGATTATCATGAAATTTCAAAGTAATACTTTAAATTTGTCTTGTTTTTTAATTAATAAACTGGACTTTTTAAGGGCGTAACCGTAATAACTTAAAAGTTTTTAAGGTTTTAACCTGGCGTTATTCCCGCCATGTTGGTTGCAGTCGCAAATTGCGGCCACAAATTAATTGTTTTACTTTACTTTATTACATTATTAAGTAAAATTAACCTTGATTATATGTTTTACCTTATTTAGAATGATTATAAATTAACAAAAAATGTTGATTATTATTTTCATATATGAAAATTAAATGATTATCTTTGTTGAAACAAATAAAACACCATGAAAAAACTATTTAACTATTTTAAACCAATTGGAGAAGATGAAATCTACTTTTCCAAAATCTTTATTGCAGTAATTTTGATTGCTGCTCTTATTACAAATTTATTTCCAATATTAACTTTTTTAAAAAACACGTTATGAACAAAGATGAAATTTTAACGCAAGTAATTTGCGCAATGATTAACTCCGGTGAAATGAAAGTTTTTGCTTACGAAGCTAAACTTGATAAAGCGGTTCAAATTACAAACAGTATTATTGAACTTTGCGAAGTTCCAAACTATTTCCCCGAAAATGTTGTTTAAATATAAAGCAACTTTCAAAACTTGGTTGCGGCCAGGTTCCCCGCTTGTAATCCAAACAAGGATTGTTGAAGCATATGATGCTGATCATGTAAAAATACTAATTCAAAAGAATGATAATTTAATAATAAAAATCGAAAAACAATGAAACAAGAAACAACATTACAATTATGCATCGATCTATTTGAAGAAAATGGAATCAAACTGGATGCCGTACAAATCGCAAGCTTACAAGCTTATCAAAAACAATCTATTTATTATGCTTATCAAATGGGTTTTTATGATGGCCGTTTAATTGAAGATCAAGATGTAAATTCAAGGGAATTGGCAAAAAAATTCTACGATGAAAAATTTGTGTCATGAATAAAGAAATAGAAATCGAAGATTATTGCGGAACCATTACATGGCTTTGCATGGATGATGAAATTGAATTTAAAGCACAAGTTTATTTTCATTTTAATGAAGATGATGATGATCAAGTAATTTGCGAAATTGAACATATTTATTTAACTCAAAAATTCAAAGGAGTTGAAAGGCAAATATTCCCAGATCGCGAGCTTTCCAAAGAACTTGCCGAAATGGTTATTGAAAGAGTTGAAAATTGGCCAAATGAATACGGTTACGAACAACAATTATTAATGGAAAAAGAATTTTATCATGAAAACAACCAATAAAAATCAACCAAGCTTTGCAGCAATACTCCAGTTTTGGAGCCGCCGAAGATGGCATCATGAAATTTCAACGAATTTTAACCTTGATTTATATCTTAAATATTTAAAAGCAATCAATGAAGATAAATGATATAATTAAACAGCGCTATCCATTTGAACCAACAAAGAAGATAGCGCATGATTTGAATTTAACTGAAAGCCAAGTTTATAACCGCGCCTTTGCAATGGGAATTAAAAAGGATCCAGTTTATTTGCGATCAACACAATTCCCGGCCGGATATCTTGGCGGTAAAGCAACACAATTTCAACGCGGCCATGTTCCGGCAAACAAAGGTTATAAAATGAGTAAAGAAGTTTATGAGAAAGCAAAGCCAACAATGTTTAAAAAAGGCAACCTTCCATTCAATACGCAACCAACCGGAACCATAAACAAGCGCCAAGATACAAATGGCAAATTTTATTCTTATATAAAAATTGCTCATTCAAATTGGCAATTATTAAATCGCTATCTTTGGGAACAAAATTTTGGAAAGATTCCCCCAGGAATGATTGTTATTTTTAAAGATAACAATGAAGATAATTTTGAAATTTCAAATCTTGAATTAATAAGCAAAAAGGAGAACATGAATCGGAACTCGATGCATCAATATCCGCTTGAAATAAAACAAATACTAATTTTAAAAAACAAACTAATTAAAAAAACAACAAAATGGCAAGAAACAAATTAAGTGATTTGCGCGATCATATGTTCGCAGCATTGGAACGAATTGATGATGATCAATTAACACCAGAACAATTGAAGAATGAAATCGATAAAGCAAAATCCATCGCAATGGTTGGTTCTGTTATAATTAATTCGGCGAAAGTTGAAGTTGATTATATTAAGGCAACCGGAATGATTGAAGCGGAATCCGATTTATTTAAAACAATAATTTCACAAAGACAAATTAGCTAACATATTAGACATTTATGGCTATTTTGAAACAATTTAGCTATTATATGATCTTACAAATAAACTTTACAAATTATGAATTTAGATACAATCAAAGAGTATATTCAAGAACATGAACTTGATTTACCGAACAGAAACTTTGCAATAACTTATCAAAGATATTATCTTTACGCTTTGTTGCGTACCCAGGGGATGCCGTTCCAACATATTGGATTAATGTTTAATAAGCATCATGCAAGCGTATTGCATGGAATTGCTTGCCATAATAATTGGATGAAACAACAAGATGAACTTTATTTATATTGCACCTTGAAGCTTCGCGAAGAATTTCCATTTGAGAAATATTACAAGCCATTGCAAAAACAAGTAATTGATTGCAAAAATATGAAGGAATTGAATAAACTTAAGACTTTGATTAATAAAAACATTTATTAAATGACAATGAATGACGATAAAAAAAATAGCGTCATGGCCTTAAAGCCATATGCTTGTTGCAAAGTAGCCGATTCCATGACGATGACGATAAAATTTATATGAGAGTTGCCCTTATTTTTAAAAAGTGCGGAATTGACTCAAAATTTTTGAAATTTTATCGTCATAGCGTCATGACTTTGAGCAATCGCATAACTGCATTACGATACAGCCATGACGATAAATTTTTTTATGTGGAATATTTCCCGATTATCGTCATTTATTGTCATGATTTTAGCCCCTTTTTTACATATATACAAAAAATAGACAACTTATGATTCCAAAAGTTAGCGTTTTTAAGAGCTTATTTAACGCAAAGGAAACTCCTTACTCATTAACTGTTCTCGAAGTCTTTGAGCGCATTAAAAATGGCTATTCCGATTTGAATAAAAAGATTGAAAGGTTGAGAAAATTGGATGAAACATCCGAGCAACATCGAAACTTGAAAAATTCGTTACTTGCGATAATGTTCAACGGCCAATTTAATGAACGCAATGATAATGGATTGATTCAACATTCCGGGCTTTGTGTTTTGGATTTCGATGATTATCCAGATGAACAAACAATGAATGAAGAACGGCAAAAATTACAAAATTGCCCCTTTGTTTATTTATTATTTACATCTCCAGGGGGCAAAGGTTTGAAAGTGGTTATTAAAATACCCAAATCAACCAAGGATGAACACAAAAGAAGGTTCCAAGCATTTCAAAAGTTCTTTAATTCGGATTATTTTGATCCAACATCTTGTAATGTTTCCCGGGTTTGCTTTGAATCTTATGATCCAGATGCTTACATCAATGAATTTTGCGATGAGTTTACTCAAATTGACCAAGAAAAAGGATTTGATTTCCATGATAAAGCCCCGGTTTGTATCTTAAATGACGAAGATAAAATAATTGAAAGGATAATGAAGTTCGATTTTGGATGTACTTTTTCCGAAGGATCCAGGAACCAATATGTTTTTAAAGTTGCCGCGTGTTTTTGTGAATACAATATTTCCAAAGATGCTGCCGAATACTATTTGCAAAATCAATTTGTTTCCCCTGGCTTCACACAAGGCGAATTAATACAAACAGTTAAATCCGCTTATAAGAAAGCAAGCCAAGGAATCAAATACTTTGAGAATACGGAACTTGTTGTTAAAGTAAAGAATAAATTGAAGCAAGGAATCAACCCGCGAGATATAAAGAAGCAATTGAATGTTGATGATTCGATAATTAATGATGTTAAAGATGAACTTGCAACAACCGAAGATGTATTTTGGGAAATAGAAATAAAAAAAGGAGTTGAAACAATAACCGTTGAACCGATGAAATATTCGGAATTTTTGGTTAAGAATGGATT